GGGCACCACAGTCGTGGCATTGTATATCTAGATGATACATTCCTACCATATATGTGCTTGAATCAAAAGAAACTAGGGCTCTAAACAATGTACCACCACAACTTGGGCACTCACAAGTTGGGATGCCCCTAGCGTCTATCATCGACTTCCTCTGGAAGCAACTTCTTTAAATCTTTATACGCTGCAGATATTTTTTTCATTGAGTGGTAGTGTGGATAGGCATCTCCAACAAGTCCATACTCATCAAAGTACATAATCTCTGGTTCAATATCTCTAACAAAAGTCTCTAATTGTGTTTGCACATCTTCAATATACTCAAATGCCCAATCACGAGAATCAGAAAGAAACTTAATAAAGTTTTCTTTATGTATGTCTTGATCTTCTTTGCTTACTGGGGACTGAATGTTTGATTCAAATGCTTCTTGAATGGTAGAGTTAAGAACAACTAACTGTGCAAATGCCTTGGTAATTACCTCAAGCCTTTTTAGTACAGAAAAATATGCCATAGCAAATGACACTGAAAATAAACTAAGTACTATAATCGCTATTCTCATTCTATTCCTTTTCTCTTACTACTATTGTATCACTGCTAGCATTATACATTTTTTTAAAATCTAAGCCTGTTAGTTGTTCGTATTCAGTAATGGTTCTAATAGACCCTGCTCCCCATATACCGCCCTCTATTCCGCACAGAACACGCTTTTGCTTTTCCTTAGAAATAACCTCTAATTCTTTCCATGATATTTCTCTAAGGTTCCTATCTTTCCAAACCTTGCTATATCCTTCACGCATATAAAAATGATATACAATTGTTACACACGGGGAATAAATATCCCAGCCCCTAGTCCAAGCCCTTATTGCAAAACACAGTTCTTCACCAAAGAAACTAATCTCTGGATCATATGGAACTTCTTGTATAAGTTCTCCCTTAGAAAATACAAAGCCTGCTAAGATAGTTGTTGATTGCTCTGGAAGATTTTTATTTGTTAACTTAACTCTTTCTGCAGTCCACTCGCCACGTTTTGTAAGCATTGGCTTTTGCTTTGTAGCATATGGCAGTTGTGTTTTAGAGTTCTTTATGATACTAATAGTTTTATCTGGCTCTACATAAAATGGAGGAGGAAAGTAAGAAAGAATTATCTTGTTGTTGTTTGATATCTCTTGTGCTTTTTTATATTGATCAATACAGATTTGATCCCAATTCTTTTCAAATATTGTATGTGAATCAATTTGAAGAAAGTAGTCTTGTCCAGAATACATTGGAACAATTTGTGCTCTTGCATACCCTGCACCTCTTGCCATCTTAGGATGTATGGTATTTAGCGTAAGGTTTGGAACCCAAGATAAATCTGGAGCAAATCTTTCAAACTCTTGAAGCATTACACCAAAATGCAAATCTTGTGGATTTGTTGCATTATCCAGAGCAGAATGAATGGTTCTTTCCAATTCTGGATCTCTATAACTGGCAATTGATATAAAGATTGTCACTGCTTGACTGCCTCTCTAGTGACTAAAACAATAGCGCCTTCCATTTCAAGAGCATTCTTAAGTTTTACAACATACTGCAATGCTTGAATTTTATCATCATGAACTAATCCAGCAAAATGTTTTTCATCTAACTTAATAGTTAAAAAATGTTCATTATCAATTATGTTTACACCAAATCCTTTTGGTGGCATAACTGAATGAAAAGCCCTACGCATTGCATCTGTATACACTACTTCCTGCCCCATTGTATATAGTTCCATCCACGCTCATGTGCGTAGTAAATAAATACTTTAACTACCGTTTCCCAAAAGGCAATTGCTCCTGAAAGAGTTGCGTCTCCAGTAATTACATAAGCAACAACAAATGAAGATAGTGTTCCCCATATGCGATAACTTAATGCCTTGGCAAAAGATCTGGCCTTAGTTACTGTCATCTTTATCTTTCTTTTTAAACATTGCTGCTACCATTCGGTCTTCAGCATCATTCATTGCTTTTCCTGATTTTTCTAATTGTTTAAATACCCAACTGCTTGCGTTTTTCAGTAGCCGAAATAGCATGAATGTCTGCCCCCAAATCTACTTGTTCAATTTTATATCCTACATCTCTTCCATAAACAATGTTGGTAATGTTAGGTAGTCTTAATACTAATGCCCCATCCATAAATTCATCCTTGGCAATATATTCTTTTACCTGATCAAACTTAAGAGGATCCTTTTCGCTTGTGTTGTATGTATTACGTACTCCAAGAAGTACTTGCTCAGTTCTTTTACCAGCCTCTTTGTAAAGGGCATGGTGGCCTTCGTGCCATGGCTGGTACCTACCCAGCATAAGAGTTGTAGGTGCAGACCAATCATGAAGACTAAACTTATCAATGATGTGAGATGCCTTTGCTTCTGCATCTAAGTTGTGACTAATAAATGAAACATCAAACTCTGTTGGTCGTTCAAACATCTTGTTTGTGTCTTCAAATCTACCCTCTGCGATTGTGTCCATAAATACCAAAATATCTGGCTTACCAAATGCTACACGAGTTAGATCTGTTGGACAAACAAAGTCAACAACTACTGGAGCAACTCCTTGCTTAGAGATAAGTCTTGCCATCTCACCCATACGACGTGCCTGCTCTAATCTATCTTCTGGTGCAAAACCTAAGTCTGAGTTAACTGTTGCACGTACCTCATCTGCATTAAGGTGAATTGCATTGATGCGCTCTTTTAATGCTTTTGCCAATTCTGTTTTTCCAGAACCTGGCAACCCAATAATTTGTATAATCATTCTTCTTCTCTCTTCCAATGTAAATATGACTTAATATATACCGCTGCATATGCTAATGCAGAAAATATAAAACCGTATTGATTAGTTATCAATGCATATGCTATCCAAAGTACTTCATTAAATAATAGTACAAACCATCCCCAAATAGTCTTACGACCAACAAAGAAGATGCCCGTTACTCCTATTACTGCTAATACCCATGACCACATATTATTGCTCCATTGTTAATGATTGCCAAGTCAAAGACCATTCTTGCTTTGATCTATGATTACTAAACTCTCTTGAGATTTCTCCACCTTCTAAGTAGATACCGCCCCAAACTCCCCACTCTTTACCAGATACGCCAACTGCAAAGCATGTCTTTGCTACTGGACACGTTCTGCAAAGTGAGTCAACAAAGGCTCTACTTTCTGGTTTTTCTTCATATTCATCAAAGAATATATTTGTGTCAGAACCTAAACATTCTGCAGCATCTTTCCATAGATGTTGTTTCATGTTTAGCCCCTATATCTGTTTGGAATATCCCATCCGTTACGAGTGACCTTATAAACTCTTTGCATGTACCAAAGACCCTTTACTCTCACACCATTAACGGCAGTACGTGCAGAATCAGATCTCTTTAGATCTACAACATCCCATCCAATCCAAGAAAGATTGTTATTACCCTTTACAATCTTTTCCATCTTTTCTAAACTTGTTACAATCATACTTTCCCCCTAGTATCTAAAAATTCCAACTTCAATATTGTCTAATTCAGCCTTAGCAACCAACTTTGATGGTGTTTGCTTTGGGTTACATAAGAATGCAAAGTAATTTACATGCATCATGTTTTCTTCAACCCATTGGCCAGGAACTTTGTAGTATTTAATTTTCTTTCCTCTTGCCTTCATTCCACGTTCTGAAAGATTTGAAAATTCAGAGACCATGGCATTAATTTTTACAGGACCAACAGAGTAAATTGAAAACTCTTGATCATCATCTTTCATGCCAGATAGCGCAACACCCATAGCACGAATGAATACGCTGTAGTCACTAAACTCATTCGTTCCCTGTACTACCACTATCATCGTTTTTTCCTTTTCGTAAGTTATCTAATATAAAAAGCATCTTATCCATGTCTTTCTTAGACATAGTTGAAACATTTACTGGCTCTGTAGTATGTTCTACTATGTCACCACTTTTTGTTTCTGCAGAATAAAATATATTATCTTTTATCCAGTAAGCCTTGCTGTCTATAACAATAATCTTTATCATTGTGCTGGCAGCATGTTTTACTGATTGAGACTCAATTTCTTTTTTGCTATTTAATTTTTGCGGTATAAGATTTATAATAGTTTGATGCATGTCACTCTGTCTATACTTGACATTACTCAAATTCTTTAAAGCCTTATACCTGCTTAATTCAATTATAGACCAAGACAGGACCAATGTCAAGCCGATGGCTAAAACATATTCCATTTTATCTATTATTCAGATTTTGTTTTGGTTATTTTTGTAGCAGGAACTGGTGCAGATTGCATCATAACTAATCTATTTAACTTAAGTTGTGATTGCAATAACTGAAACTCCAGATCAGATGCTTTTTGTCTATAAAAGTTAACCAACTGTTTAACTTCTTCAATCCCCATGTCTTCCATACTCTACCCCTTTCTAAAACTGAATGGACTATTTGCCCATGCTTTGTTTGCTTTTTCTCTTTCTACAATTGCACGACTCCATGAGAACCCTGCGTCTCCACCCCAGGCATCCCACATAATTCTTCCATTAGATGGAAACTCCGGACCATCAAAGAAACCTTTTCCTTTTTTGTCTACTTCATGACGAGAAAAAAATGAATACATTCTTTTAACTGTATCAAGAGACATAGCAGAACCATTAACAATATCTGTTGCTCTACCCCAACCTACAGGAGTACCAGCACCTGTTGCTTTGCCATCTTCTTTCCACTTTAAAGCACGTCTTGCTGCGGCTTTCATTCCAGCATTAGGTGAATATGTCTCTGCCATTATTTATCCTTCTTTGGGTGTTTTACTTCATATGGACCAAGAACAGATTTAATTGTACCGTTTTTATTCATACGAACAATCATTCCATCTTTAATCTGTGTTGAATTAAAAGATTGTGCTTTTCTCTTTGGCATTACTTTACAAATGGATTAAGATCAAAGATTGATCCACTCCACTGCCCCATGCCTTTTGTTGCGTTGTTGCGCCAGTCTTCAGGCAACATGTCTGTTGCGTTAAGTGCACGAGCACGATCAATGATGTGCATCTTAGCCTTGTTATAATCTTTTGCACGACCAACTGCTCTAATTGCATTCATTAGGTCTGCACGATTACCAATTGGAAACGATCCATCAGGCATTGCTGTTCCAGCACCTGCCATTCTTTCACGACTTTCCTCAGAGAACTCTCTCTTTTCCATTTTAAACACCTCCGTTAGCGTTGCTGGACCGTTAATTTCTTGTCCAAATCCTTCAAAAATAGACTTCTTTGTTGATCTTGAATGTCCTTTTGGAAATAAATCTAAATCAAAAGGCTTTCTTGGAAATTTTCCACGAAGTCCTGCCATAAAAGCATTTACTCTTCCCATAGCCCATTGTTCCGCACTAGATACACTACCACGAACTGAAGATGGATTGGTTCTGTATGCCCCAATACCACGGTTATAAACCTGTCTTAAGGCTCCTACTGTAATTCTATTATCGCCTTCTTTACCTTTATTATAAGCATCTGCTAATTCTTGTAGTCTTGCTGAAGAAACTTTTTCCATTTCTTCATCTCTATCATACATTTTTTCATTATCAATTGGCTCAGAAGATATTCTTAAAGAACTAAAAGGTTTTACAACACGTCTATCAGTTCTTGTTCTTGTTCCACCCTCATTTGTTGCATAAACTCTAATAACTGCTACTGGACTATCTGAAGAGGCTTCAACACTTTCATTAGTTCCAGGAAGTTTTACCGTTCCAGATCTTTCAATTCTTTCTACAACACCATGTGCAGACTCTGTTTTATCTGGTGGTTTTGGAACAGCAAAAGTAACGTGATCTCCGACAGATACTGATTTTGCTTTTTCAATTTCATCATCCATGTTGTATGTTTTACCAACTGGGACACAATTTGGAACCATTCGTCCATCTTTTTCTTTCATACCCTGTTGCTCATATCCAACCCAACATGCTTTTGTCATGTTATCCCATTTATCCATTTCTTCATCATCTGAATAATAAGACTTCATTTCTTCTGCATCTTCGTATGGAGCATTGGCCATTTCTCTTTTACCAATTGAAGAATCATACATTGCCATAGCAACTTCTGAATCCATTTCATTATCTTCCATAGTATGATTGTTTATGTCTGCAATCTTTGCATCTTTATACATCATTCCAATGCTGTAGGCAGTTGGTTCCCACTTGCCGTCATCTTTTTTATAGATTCTAACAGCCATTGCTGGGTTATCTGGGGGCATTGATTCAATTGCATATTCTGTTCCAGGAACGCCATATGTTCCACCTTCAATCATTATATGCTCTACAACTCCATGAATCATCCCTTCGGATGTCATGCCCATGACGAAATCGCCTTCTTTTATGTTTATCATATACCGATTATATCAGATTTCTCGCCTTTTAAGCAGGCGCTTTATCTCATTAAGATGCCACTGATCATCTTTAGATAGTTTAGACATTTCCAAGGGATCAAGAGCCTTTGCCCCAACAGTTATTACAGGGTCTTCCTGCATAAAATCAATCTCCAGATATCCCATTTCCCACAGTTTTAACACATTTTTATTTACATCACTGATGTGTTCTTCATATAGTTCTGGCATTAGGTCTTTAATCTTTGGGGTAAAAGCGTATAAGAACTCACCGCTACCTGAGTCTAATCCAACAACTTCAAGACCACCGTTTAAAAGAAGGTAGTCGATTGAATCTTGTTCTTCAGGTATCATGTTTTTACCATCAGGGTTGAAGATCATCTTGAATATTTTTTTCATAATTTATAAATGCCTCTAGTTGCTCTCTTGTTTGTGCCCCAGTAGTTCTTTTAATTTCTGTACCGTTTTTAATTAATATAAACGTTGGAACAGAGCGGATCTCAAACTTCTTGGTAAGTTCCATCTCTGAATCAACATCAATCATTTGAAATTTAGTTACACTATCTTTATTTATTTCCTCAACAATTGGCTTTACTTTCTTACAAGGATTACACCAATCTGCTGTAAAATATAAAACGTGTGACATTACTTACCTGACTTTGCTCTTGCCTTTTTAAGTGCTTCAAAGTCTTTAATCTTTGTGTCTCCCATATAGCCCCAAGCATATCCATCATTAATCATCTTATCATTAAGTGATTCCGTATCTCCATTTACATATACCCAGCCCAAAATGCGACCATACTTCTCAGATGAGTCCATCTTCTCAGTCTTTATAACAACAGACTTTGCATCTTTAAGATACTTCTTTAGATATTCTTTAGACTCAAGACCAAGAGCCTTCTCAGCAAGATCTTTTGTGCGAGACTCGGGGGTATCAATACCAGCAAGTCTTACTCGTGATTGAAATAAAATATCAAATCCCAAGTCAATTAGCACATCAATGGTATCTCCATCTACTACATTTTCTACTTTTCTTACATAATATTCATACATATTTATACCGCCAACTTTTCTCGTTCATCAATTATTGTTATGGCAAAGGCCATCATTTTCTTATATCCTTCAGGATTATCCATGATTTTATTGTAATGATGACCACAAAATATTAGGTCTCCAGTTAGTCCAGTTACTTTTACAAGGGCTTCTGCGGCACATGAATCACAACGATCCGTTGGCTTTAGTTCCCACTCTTTTGATATGGTCTCTTCTGTAATCATTGTACTCATAGTATATACCCTTACTTTTTGTTGTCTGTTGAATAGAAGCCTGAACCATTAAATATTACTCCGACAGAGCCTGTCCACTGTCTTTGCATCATTTCATTACAGCACGATGGCTCTCTGTCTTCACCGAATCCTCTTTCAAATTCAATAGACATGGAGCACACCGTGCATTTGTAATCATACTTTGGCATTATTTAACTGCAGATCCTTTTGAACCATTAGAAGTTTTTTTGATATTTTGTGACTTCTTTGCAGCATCTGCTGATGTTGTTTTTACTGGAGTTGCAGAAGCAGTATTAATCTTATTTAGAAGTGGAGCATTTTCTTCACCAGCATAGACTGGACGACCCCAACCAACTACAGCATTGAGCAACTTCTTCTTGTTGTTCTTGACATAGCCACGAGTTTTCTCAACGCACATTCCGCCATTTCTTTGATCTCCCTTTGCAGTTCCTGAAGTATTTCCTTCAATAACTTGAATTGTTCCATCACCATTGTTCTTAATGCAAAGACCAACATGTGAAATACGATTTACACCATCATCTGGGAAATCAAAATAGATCCAGTCTCCTGCTTGTGGATCATCATTACGTGCATCTGACCAACGCTCAGCCTTCTTAAACCAATCTGCTGCTGCAACTGTTGATGCAGACTTAGGGAATGACTTTACGCCTGATGTAAATGCACACCAAGAAACAAAGGATTGGCACCATGGCTGGAAGTTAACCTTAATCCATGCACCATACTTTGTTTCGTTATCCTTTGGACCTTCAATGGTTCCAATTTCTTTCTTTGCAATCTCAATGATTGCTTCTACTGATCCCTTAATTGCCATTTTTATCTCCTAATATTAGTGAGCAGTTTAAACACATACTCAGGTGTCTATATCTATTATATCTTATTGGCTACTTTTTAGCAACCTTGATAGCGATTTCTTTTGGCTTCTTTTCTTCAGGAACAACACGGTCTATATCAATATGTAGCATACCGTCCTTCATTTCTGCCCCAGTTACTTCCATATATTCTCCAAGAGCAAATGATCGTACAAATTTACGACCAGCAATACCCTTATGAACTACTTCCGCATCTATTACTTCAACAATTTCGCCCTTAATAACAAGAGTTCCATTGTCTATAGATATTTTCAAGTCATCCTTTGTAAATCCTGCAATAGCAAGAGATAGTCTATATGTGTCTTCATCTAGTTTAAGAAGATCATATGGAGGGTATGACTGTGAGTTTGTTTGATGTGCTGTGTTTAAACGGCTCAACTCTCTGTTGAAGCCAATAAAAAAAGGATCATTGAATAGATCCATAGCGTACTTTGTTACCATTTTATTCCCCTTTCAAGCGAATAAGTTAGTGCACCCCCATAAGGCAGGTGCACTACCTATTATATCACTATGCTACAGGTACCACAAGGTTGATTGACAATGACTTAAGATAGTCATATGTACCCTGATATGTTCCCTTATAATTTTTAGCCCAATGTGCTGCAAGTGCAGCGGTAGATGGAGAGGTTCCCATAATTCTTTCTCCTAAAATATCATATGTACCAAGAGCAAAGAAATCAATCTGTGGAGCCCTGTTGCTGTAGAGTTCAACTCTATGGTCAGCATTAGAAGCACCTACTGCAATTGATTCAGAGATACAGGCTGGGTACCCAATTTGATCTGCCTTGTAGTCATTACCAGCACTAAAGAATGTTCCTACGTTAGCCTTTTGCAAAGAAACAATTGTGTTTTGCAACGGACCATTTACTGGACAATAGTTAGCACCCTTTTTAAACTTAGAGTACTCAGAAAAAGATGTAGATGTTGCTACAATATTAAACTTTGTCTTATTCTTAACTACCCAATCAAGAGCCTGCTTTACAGTACTGTTAGAATTTACAGCAGCAAACATAGGATTCTTATCATTTTTATCTGCTGGAACAATACGAATAAAAACAATATTTACATTTGGATTAATTGCTTGTGCAACCTTTACCATTCGTGTACCATGCTCAAAACCATTTACTGCAGAACGTGTTGCAGATCCAGGACCTTCCATGAAGGTCTGCTTATTTGGACAACGCTTTTCTTCCATGATGCATACCTCATGAAATACATTTACTTTTGATGTATCTACACCTGTATCAATAATTGCAATTGCAACCTTTTCTTCAGCATGTACCGCTGGTAAAAATGCAACTGCAAATAGAACTGTAAAAATCCCCACTACTTTTTTCACTTATATCTCCTTTATTTTAAATACTACTTGACATGGGTCGCCCCCTGCTTCCCATTCTGCTTCTTCTTCTTCGCTCATGTATGGATCACCATCATGAGTATTACAGAACGGTTCTGTTATCCATCCCCGTTCAATGCCGTTTTCAAGCCAAATCTCAAACTCATTAAAGTCTGACTCAGTTTCTTGAATTTTTTTTAATATGTCGTCAAATTCTTCCATATATTTAGTATACTACTAAAGACTTACTACGTCAACTGGCCCCATGCAGGAGGGGTTAAATTTAATTGCAGCATTTACTGCCTGTACAACTCTATTTCTTGCATTTTTTTGTTTATCTGTTGCATATAGAACTCCATATGCATATTCAGCGCCAGAACCCATGGCAAGATATGGTAGTGTGTATTTAGATAAAGACATGTCTGCAGAACTATGTTCATAGATTTCTCCACGAACGGCAATTATTAATCCAAGATCGCCATCTTTTGATGTATCAATCCAAAACTCATTGTAAAATTCTTTTAATTCTTTGACAAACTTGGTTTGCATAAATTTATCTGTGTCTTTAATATTTGGAGGTGTTGGCTTAAAGTTATAACGGATTCTTTCTCCGTCCATTGATCCTGCATACCCAATAAGATAAGGTCCTATCTTCCAAACCTTTGGTGCTTCAAGTGCTAGAATGGTTCCATCATCTGATGCTCCACGATCTCCAGCCATATAAACTTTATCTTCATGGCGAACTACAGCAATACAGGTCACAAGAAACCCCTCCCAGACTAGATATATTTAAGTATACCATTGCCATAGGAGGGGTGTCAAGCAGGTTTAAATATAACTAATTAGCCTTTTTGTCTACTGATTTAAACGCATCATTGATTTCTGACAATGAAAGTTTTCCATCGTCCAAAAAAGCCCTAGCCAGTCTTTCTATAACTGTTGCTACACCCAATAGTCCTGCAAGCATAACTGCCTGAATAGTATCAATTCCTACAACTGCTCCCGCTCCCAAGACCGATAATCCTGATGCTGCAAATACCGCAAGAATTCTCATTAATATATTTGTTATTGCTTTTTGTGGGTGTTCATTTTTAGGGGGTTCTACTATTTTTTTAGTTGCCATTTTAATCTTCCTTTCGTAGTGGTATTGTGATTAGCCAGATTACTGTTGTTATTAATACTGCAATACCAACGATGTCTCTTGCTGATCCCGTCAAAGTTAGCCATGCGATAAAGAAGCCAAGGAGGGTGAATGCTTGTGCAATTAATTCCATTCCTGCATCTTTAAACCATTTAATTAATCCTTTTAAGATTTTACCTATTAGATTAATGGCTTTGTTGATTATTTTCATTTGTTCCTCCTTATTACTGATGCCGCAATTTGTGATGCAATGACCACTGGGATAATTACTTCTTGCGCTTTCTCTCTCTGATCGTCTGTCATGTCCATACCTAACTCAGAGAAATTAGATAATAGTTCTGTAACATCCACTTCAAATACCGCTCCAAGTGGGTCTGCTAAGAATTCCTCTGTCTGTACTTCTGTTACTGCATCTGCTAATGTAAATGGCATTGGAGTTTCTCCTGCCTCCGCCTCTCTATCTGAGAACTCAACGAATGCTTCTGCCAGTGCTGGGTTAGACTTCATCTGCTCAGCAATCTGTGCAACTTCTGAAGGCTTAATACCAAGGTCTTGTGCAACCTCAGCCTTTGCTTCTTGAGTCAAGGATCTGAGTGTTTGGCTAACTGCCGTTACTTGTTCAGGGGAAAGAGTAACTAACTTATTATCACTGCTTGTAAGGTTAGCAATAACATTAGATAGATCTTCTTCTGTTCCCGTTCCTTTTTCAGGAACAAGTGCTGCTAACACTTCATCAGTAATTTCTACATCTGGTTCATTCCAAGGATTCTCTTCTGGCTTTGGTTCTGGTCCAGGTTCTGGAGAAGGCTCTGGGGCAGGCTCTTCGGTAGTTTCTGGGGCAGGCTCTGGAGTAGGTTCTGGAGAAGGCTCAGGGGTTGGTGGTTCCTCTGGGGTAGGTTCAGGTGTAGGCTCCTCTGTAGGGTCTACTGTAGGCTCTGGAGAAGGCTCTGGTGTAGGAGGCTCTTCTGCTGTAGGTTCAGGGCTTGGCTCTGGTGTTGGAGGTTCCTCTGCTGTAGGTTCTGGACTTGGCTCAGGAGTAGGTGGCTCTTCAGCAGTTGGCTCTGGGCTTGGTTCTGGGGTAGGCTGATTGGCTGCAGCATTGGCTGCTGCTTGTGCAATAGCAGATTGAATTTCTCTTTGTAGTTGCTCGTCATAGTAACGCCATGCGTCATCAATTGCACTATTAACATTACTGATTGCTTGATTGTATGCGCTAATAGCATTGTTTTTATTTTGTAGTGCCGTTACAACATTTAAACTTGCATTCTCGGCCTCAGATGTTTTATTAGTTAAGGTTTGATTGTAACCATTTAATGTTGAAACCTCTTGATTATAAATACTTAGTTTATTATTGTATACAGCCTGCGCTGAGGCAACTGCATCACTTGACTCTTGGCTTGGACCACTACCTATAATAGTTTTTATAATTACATTATCAATAATGTACCAGTCACTGTTGTCTGCCCAAAAATATATCTCATGAATTTGTTTACCAGGAAGCGCATCTAAAACCTCTTGATGAACAAATCCTGGATAATTTGAATTAACATTGTTTTGAATTGTAAAATTATATGTTGTTCCATCTGTATGCCTGACCATAGCAGTGGCATCTCCATTTTTTGCATAAACGGAAAATTTAACCTGAGTAACTGCTCCCTCACTCCAATTGGCAACACGAAAAGCAAGTGTTTGACTTGGGGCTTGAAGATGCAACGCTGGTGGGTTTGTATAATCATTACTTGGAACCTGGTCGCTTCCATAAAAATATCCACCATTATTTGTTGAAGTTATTGCAACCTCAGTGCCCACAGAGTTTCCATTTGAGTCTATTGATCCAACTATAAATATACTAAGAGCACCTGCTGGCCAATTTTGTCTACCATTATTTATACTATTATTATTAAAATCTTCTGTTGTGATATCAGTTATTGAGCCAGACTGGGTTGAAAGGTTTATATTGGCCACATCAAGAGCATCCTGTGCATTATTTTTATTAGTTAGGGCAGTTGCTACTACGACTGTTTGTCCATCTACTGCTGATTGGGCTAAGTCTTTTTCTTCAAGTGCCGTGGTTTTTAAGACAAGTGATGTGTCGTATGTGGCAGAGGTTTGGGTCTGGGTTTCTTTTGCAGATACGGCAAGGGCATATTTATCTTCTGCTTCTTCAATTAGAGATATGAATTCATCTTTATATCCAAGATTATTTATACTGTTATTAAGTTCCTGTATTTCTTGGGCTGCAACTGTTAATGGATCGTCAGAGTTAGCCTCTGTTGGTGCTATAAATAACCATCCAAAAGCAAGTAAAATAACCGTAGATATACGCAAAAGTTTATTCAAGTGGTGGACTCTCCTCTTGCTTATTATATCAAATTATTCAGTTAGACATAATAATATAACAAAAAAGGGAGCCAAATTAATGGCTCCCCTAGTTGTTGGACTAATTACTTGACTAAAGTAACCTTAGCCTTTGGATTCTTTACATTCCACTTCTTTGCAAGTGCATTGAAAGCATCCTTAATTGACTTAAGTGCAGCAGCATTGTCTGCTGTTAACTTAGCGATAGTTGCATCCTTAGCAAGGACGACTGCATCTGAAGCAGTCTTTGCATCAGCAAGAGCCTTAGCAGAAGCAGCCTTCTCAGCAGCAAGTGCAGTTGCAGAAGCAGCCTTCTCTGCTGCAAGTGCAGCATCTGAAGCAACCTTGGCAGCAGCAGCATCTGCAGCAGCCTTTACGACTGCAGCATCTGAAATTGCCTTAGCAGCAAGTGCTGCATCCTTAGCAGTAGTCTGTGCAGCAAGTTCTGATACTAGATCACGAACTGCAATTTCTGCAAATGGTGCAAGTGTGCGAGCAGTTAGACCAACTACATCTGCTGCCTCTGCATCTCCCGCAGTTGTTGGAGCAAACATGATTAATGATCGTGTTCCAGTTGTTGGAAGTGTTGCACTAAACTTTGCAACTCCAAAATCTGAAAGCGTAGCACCAGTTAATACTGGTGTTGCAGTAAGTGTTGCTGTTGCAGCAAATACTGTTGCAGCAATATTTTTACCAGAAACTTTGTTTCCGAATACGTCTGTTGCTGTAACTAGAATATCTTGCTTTGTACCAGCAGCACCTGAAGCAGGTGCAGAGACTGTTAGGTTATTAATTAAACCAGCAGTACCTTGTACGTAGTAGGTAAGAGTTGTTCCACCGTTAGTGATTACAACTGTGCCAATTGCTGTTGTCTTTGTGTAGACATAAAATGTTGCTGTTGTTCCTGTACCAGTTGCAACTGTCAAAGATGATGATCCTGACAATGCCCCTACTGGTGCAGCATCTGTGTGTAGAGCAGATACGATTGTTGCATTTGTTGTTACTACAGTAACTACTGTTCCTGTGTCAACTGTTGCAACAAACTTAAGTGCATCTGTTACATCAATCTTGTTGTCTGATGGTACTGGTAATGCAGCAGGAGTAGCAATTGCTGAAGCAGATGACTTATCTGTATTTGCTGCTCCAAGAGTTACTGCTACTGTCATTACAGCAGCACTTGCAGGTGTTGCTACCACTGTGCCCAATGTCATGGCTGCAACCATGGCAAGAGCGATTTTCTTAAATGAATTCATTTTTCTCCTTGTTTGATTAAATTAATTTGCATTCATCTAGGAAATCTCTGATATCTTCAGGAATTTCCCTAGATTCTAATTCTACCATATCCATTTGCTTTTGTGCAAGTCGGGATGCAGTAGACCAGGTATGGATGTCAATTTCTAGGTTGGAATCCTTACTGGTATGGGATATTGCTCCAAATACCGCCCCACAAACGGCATCTGCCAAGTCCTTAGATTTCTTGCGTGGATGGTCGACTTTGTTATTTCTCATAATCTTAAGTTCGCTCATCTCTTCAAGCAATAAAGGAATCATTGGCATAGCAACTCTTTCTTCATATATCATCATTGCTAAATCCTCATAGTGTTTTTTAGCAACAGAAACAGTATCAGTTCTTATTCCAACAGCCTTTAATTCATTTTGAATATCAAAAGACTGCCATCTATCGAACGATACCATTCCAATATTAAATCCTTCTCTGCGAAGGTTTTGTATCCATAGTTTTACCTCAGATAGATTGACTGGGCCTTCTACCTTTGGCTCCCACCAAGCAACGGCATCAACAATTACTATTGGCGCTACCTGTTCATAATCTTTAATAACCTGAATATTAACCCACTTATCAACATGGGCAATAGCAACTGCACACTTGTCGTGCTTTTGTGCAAGGTCAGCATGAACATAATATGTTTTATCTGGATCTGGTGTAAAGCCAGGATCAAATCTTCTATGACTATCCACAGGATTTCTTAAGGTCATACATCTTTCTAACTTATCTTTTTGTTTAAAGAATGCATCAGATGAGTAAGTCGGGGTACATAAGAAACGCATCATTGCATCTCCCATATCCTTAAAGAAAGACATCTTAAAATCTTCAATACTTCTAGTAGGATTTACTTCCCATGTGGGTCTTTTAAGAGCATATACTTTTGGTATTTTATAGGAAATAATTTGATCTTCTTCCCATACAATCTCTAATTGATTACTTGAATCATCATGTGGTAGATCAGGATTAATAATATAGGTATGTCTACGTTCTATTACATCTTTGTCCATGATTACATCGTCATACCGTTTTGAAATAAAGTCACCTTGGTAGCGTGGGAACGAAAGCAATACTACTTTGCCTAAGTCTGGGAAACGAGAGTCTACGGTACCGCTAAATGCTTTATAAATATTCTCAGCAGTCTTACCTTGGTCATTTCCTGTTCCTACTTCAGAAGCAAAGCCAGAAATCTCATCAAGTACTGCCATAAGCAAGTTTAAACCCTCATGTGATTCACGCTCTGAGTGACCAGAGTAAACAGTAATTGCTTTGTCAAACTCCACAGAGTCTGCTTTTGGATTATATTTTCCAGCAAACCAGGGAGATCTTTCAATTTTAGTTTTAAATCCTTTAAAGAAAACGTTTTTAGCCTGTTGAGCATTTACTGCAACGTTAATAATATCTATAGCGTCTCCGCTTGGCTTTCCAAAATATCTGGCAGGGTCTTTAAGGCAAAGTAACTTATAAACAACATAAGCACAAGCAACAGTGGAAACAAAGTCTTTGCCACTACCTTTGCCCAACTGTAGGATGATTTCATTTTTGGTATATTTGTCATAGTATTTTGCCCCATCTATTTCTCCTAATAAATTTTGCAAGTCTTCTTTTTTATATATCTGACTCATTGCTTCAACAATGTCATATTGAATTGTAGATAATGGTGGTTGACCAAGAAAGTCTGTAGACTCAACAAATGTCTTTGCATCTACAGGTATTTCGTCAAAGTTGTTTTCCTTAAGTACTTCTAGGAAATCATTGAACAGTGTGGACAACTGTAATCACTTCTCCTTCTTTTGCAAGAGCAGAAAGCCGTTGCATAATTAGGTCACGAACTTCTGGATGTGATGAGGCGATGTCTCTTAAGATTCCAACAAGTATCTCTTGTCTTTTTTCTATTTCTACAATTTCTTCAGCCAACTCTTTGTTTTCAAGCAGACCTGCTTTTTGTAGCATATCAATACGCTTTGATTCAATATCCATTACAAGTTTAATTGCTGCAGTCTTTGCACTAAGATTATTAGTCATAGATGCTTCATCAATAACTTCATATGACTTAGAGATTAACTTGCTATAGTGTGCATCTGCTCCAGCCAAAGCATCTTTTGCACGAGCACGAATTGCAGAGTTGTTTGATGCAGACTCTTTCCATTCGTCAAGATGTGCAACTACTCTTACTCTTGCTATTGATAGATCTTTAGCAATCTTAGTTGGGTCGCTACCTTTTAAGTACTCAGTAACAACTCTGTTCATTTCATCAAGATGATTAATTAAATCTACTTCAGTTGACATATTTGCCTTCTAGTCTGTTTATTTCATCTTTAATATAAAAGATTGCTTTTTCTAAATCTTGAATTGTTTTTGCTTCATCCTTTAGACCTGCTCGCCATAAGTATTTGAAAGCATTGCCAATATTAAAATTACGATGACGAGTAATTTCCAAGCACTCTACGCCAGAAGGATCTGTTGTGTAATGGGCAGGATGATTTACTTGATCAACGGTTATGTTTAAGTTGTCGCTCATCTTTTACTCTTTCTTAATCCAAATTTTGCAAGGTATACATATACAGTTTCCACTGTGCATCCACACTCCTTTGCAATCTCTTCTGGAGTCTTTTTATCCATAACATAGCGTTTACGCATATAGACTTCCGATGTATATAGTTTACCAGCCATAGTGTTATTTGTCAACTTCCGTATCAATAACATCATAATCATAGGCATTAGAGTCTTCAAGTATCCACTTATCGTAACTTTCAACATCCCACTTATTTGTGTTAATTAATCTATTTATCACTAGGTCTTTCTTGGTAACAAAGGATGGCTCTTTAATTCTTACCCTGTTGTTTGGCTGTACCGCAAAATTTCCGTCATCTCTTTGAATAACGTGGCCACATTTGTGCTGTCCTGGGTTTTCAGAATACCCATCATCTAGTATATTTGTTTCTGGGCTATGCCAATCTAAAGTAAATAAGTATGTTCCAGGAATAGTATTTTTGTTTCTGTCAAGGTAGGACATTCTCATATTGCTTAATGCTTGAAATTTTGTAACAGAAACATGTGGGCTAAAAGAATTCCATAGAACAAGATTATGAATTGGTTCTTCTGCAACTCCTGGCTTAGCGCAAAAAGCATTTATTGGCATTCGCCACCAAATACCGCCATCTTCCATCATGAAATGAAATAGAGGGCTTCTAGCCTTAATACTTGACACTCCAAAGATTACACATGGGAAATACTGATCGTGACTGTCTAACTGATCTCTTAAGAAATTACCACGTACATAGCATTCAATGGGTGGTATGTTTGCATTTAACTCTGGCATTATTTATTATCTCTTTCTACTGTTTTTAGTTTATCCCAATATCCTTGTGGATGTCCTTGATAAACTTGACCCGTTTCTCTATCTACCAATAACCACTTTGTTGGCACAAGCGTATTGACTGTTAAAATAACTTTTTCATCTTCTTCTTTAAAACTAAAAGTATCTCTATTCATTAAACATTTCCTATTGCTTTGTCCCAGTTATGAATAGCCCAATGCCCAATGCCAGCAGCATCTGCAACATCATAATCTTCTATTTTTTTATCATAAACAATGTCAAGCAGTTTGGTTGTTCTTTTCTTTCTAAAATCACGCTCATATGTTTTATACCAAGATAAAGACTTTCCAGGGTTTGCAACCCTTGCTTGCTGTTGTTCTTCCTTAGATAGTCTTTTATTACCAAGGTAGTTCTGCCATGTTATTGGAGATACCTTGCCTACCGTCCGAATACCGCACATTGCAGCAGCACCAAGCAGTGCTCCCTGAACAAGTGCAAGATCTGCAGCAGTCTTAGGACTGTTCATA